CAAATGAGGTGTCGGAGCTGAAGACTCCGTTCAAGGGCAAGACATACTACCATAAGTATACAGACGCTCAGATCGAGAGCACAAGACAGCTACTCCTACACTGGCATAAGAAGTACGGGATACCAATCACTTACGACCCGGCTATATGGGAGATAAATAAGAACGCACTTGCCGGCAAGCCAGGCCTATACACGCACGTGAGCGTGAGACAGGACAAAAGTGATGTGTTCCCTCAAGAAGAGTTAATTGAAATGTTGTTATCTTTGTAGGGTTATGAAAAAACAAATGACAAAGAGCGCACCAGTTGCAAACAAGAAAATGGCCGCTAAAGCACAGAAAGGTGCTATGATGATCAAACCTGGCAAGAACATGCCGAAGTCTAAGAAAAGCTGCTAACAACAATAATATGGCAAACAGAGACTATCCACTAGCCCCTACCTTTAAACCAGGTCCAGGCAAACCAAAGAAGACACCAGTAAATTTCAATCCTTCATCTGGTGTAAAAAAACCAAAGAAAACCGCCGTTAAAAAAGAGCTAACACCAGAGGAGATGGGAGTAATTTCAAGATCTCAAAGGAACCAGTCTATTTTAGAAGGCTTTAGAGCTAAAGGTGTTAGTGACTATAACATGAGAGGCATTGTTGAAAAAGCAAGATTATCAAGAGACAGCTCAAATGCTATCATGAGAAACGCTCGCGGTCCATCTAAAAAGAGCATGTAATGAACAAGCCTGGACTGTACGCAAACATAAACGCTAAGAAGAAGCGCATCGAGGCAGGTAGTGGTGAGACCATGAGAAAGCCTGGAACTAAAGGCGCTCCAACGGCGAAAGCATTCAAGCAATCAGCAAAGACAGCAAAGAAGAAATAATGAAAGGAGTAAATCATTATAAGAAAGATGGAACACTACATAAAGGCGCCTCTCACAAGATGCCCGATGGTACACTACTATCTGGAAAGACACATAGTAAAACAAGTGTAAAGTTATTTCATTTAAAAGATCTACCTAACACTGTTCAAAAGAAAACAACAAAGAAAAAATAATATGAAAAATAGAGACTATCCATTAGCGCCTACACCATATCCTGGAGAGGATATGAAGTCTAAGAAATTAGAGGCAAAACCAGCTAGTGCTGCTAAACCTTCAATGAACAACGTAAAGATTGCAGAATCTAAACAGTACAAAGAAAAGGTTGCTGCACTTGAAAGCAAAAACAAAAGAAAAGCAAACATCAAGAATGTAGTAGACTTTGGAAAAATAGTTGGCGGAGGTGCAGCTGCACTTGTTGGCGGTTATTATGCATTGACTAAGAAAGCAGGCGGAGAAGAACAAAGGGACTACTCTGGTAGAGTTACAGGAAAAACACCTGTTACCCGTAAATTTAGATGGGAAAAATAACATGGCAAACAGGGATTATCCTTTAGCTCCAACATACTCAAAAGGTCCAGGCAAGCCAGCTAAAAACCAAGGATATGTAAACATTAAAAACAAAACCATGGAAGAAAATCCAAGGGCAATTGGCGGTTTAACCGTGCCTGAGATTCAATCATATGACAAAAATGTTTACAAGCCAAAGCAAAAAGAATGGAATAAGATGGCCAGCCAGGGTAAATTAACCAAGGGTCAAGTTAAAGATTCTATGGCTTATTACAAACCTGACAAAATTGACCTAAAGAGAGTTCCAGTAGAGAAGCCTAGCAAGCCTAATAAAAAATCTAAATTAGGAATTGGCTGGGGTAATAATCCAATGTGGTAAAAAAAAACAAAAAACAAAAACATGGCAAAGACAACATACAAAGTAGCCACAAAGATGGTTACTGCTAGAAAAAAGAACGGCGGAGAAGATCCAACGAAAAAAGGACCAACCCCACTACCGGGAGCATTTAAAGAACCAACCATGCCAATGGCTGAAAGGATTAAACTAATGCAGAAAGCTGATAAAGCTAAACTAATAGAGAAAGCTAAAATAGTTAAAAACACTTCAGAAAGATTTAAGAAAGAGCCTACCTATAACGTTAAAGATGCTGCTAAAAGAAACAAATATAACGTAGAGGCTACCGATAAAGACTTGAAGGACACTAGAACCAAAATGGGCAAAATGTACCAAGAAGGCAAAATAAGTCGTAGCCAACTTAAGGACTCTATTAAAAGCACTATGGATATGGGTACAACAAAGGCAGATATTAAAACCAAAGCAAAAGAAATAGGCGGAAGAACTAAGGCAGGACAGGTATTGTTTAATATGGGAGTTGGTAGAAACAAAGCAAAAGGCGGCAAAATGACTATGGTAGCCGAGACTCGCGAGCGTAATTGCAGTAAACCAGGCAAGGGATTTTAACAAAAAGTTGAAAAATAAAACATGAGAGCGACCAAAAGTCGCTCTTTTTGTTGTAAATTTGCAGCACTATGATAATTAAAGAAATTGAATTCAATCAAGAAAAGCTTATGTCTGGCATCAAAAAGATATCAGACGCCGTAAGCTCTACGTTGGGCCCGATGGGTCGTACCGTATTAATTGAGTCTGAGAACCACACAAGGGGAATCACCGTTACAAAGGATGGAGTAACAGTAGCCAAGTCTATCATTTTAGAGGACCCGATCGAGAACTTAGCCGTTACAATGATCAAAGAGGCGAGCGAGAAGACAGCTACAGCAGCTGGAGACGGAACAACAACGTCTGTTGTACTTGCCAGCGCAATCATCGACGCATTTATCGCCGAGGACGCTCCAAACAATCCTCAGATCTTAAGAGATATCGTCATCGAGTCTAAGAAAGTCATCAAGGATCTAGAAGAGATGGCCATCCCAGTAACAAATGAGATGTTGCTAGACGTCGCTACTATCTCAGCTAACAACGACAAAGAAATCGGTAGCATCGTACACGACGCATACACAAAGGTTGGGAGAGACGGTATCGTTACCGTAGAGAACTCATCCACAAGCATGACATACTCAGAAGTTGTTGACGGCATGAGAGTCCAAAGAGGATACTCAAGCAAGTACATGATCAACGACCAAAAGAAACAAGAGATTGTTTTAAACAATCCATATATATTAATATCGGACCAAGAGATCGCGTCACTACACCAGATTGAACACATTCTCGCAGAGGTCATCAGGCAGAACAGAAGCATCTTGATCATTGCAGAGATAAGTGAGAACGCAATGTACTCACTGAACATGAACAGCGCCAAGAAGGTGTTGAAGGTTGCCACCATTGTACCCCCACAGTTTGGATACAAGAGAGACGAGATCATGAACGATTTAGCGTTCGCTACTGGAGGGCTATTTATCTCTGACAGCATTGGCGACAACATGGAGCTGATGACAATTGACTCATTAGGAGAGGCCGACAAGATTATTATTGGCAAAGACTCAACAGTGATCATGCTTAAGGACGGTGAAGCGGCCAAGCAAAGAATTGATGACATCAAAGACATTACTGCCAGCACAAAAGAAGAGATTAACTTCAAACAGGAGCGTATCGCTAACCTGTCTGGTGGAATCGCTGTGATCTACGTTGGTGCCAGCAGTGACATCGAGCAAAAAGAAAAAAGAGACAGAGTTGATGACGCCGTGTGCGCAACGCGAGCTGCACTAGAAGAGGGTATCCTACCTGGTGGTGGCTATGCATTGCTACACCTGTCATCAGACTACGAGACGGTGGATGGTATCGTGCCTAGAATTATGATGCACGCGCTTAGCGCTCCATGCTATCAGATCATGGCTAATGCCGGACTATCTCCAGAAGAGATTGGGGATGTGATCGAGGGATACCTAAGAGACGGTATTGCATATAACGTAAAAACCGGAGAATCAGGTAAGATGATTGAGATGGGAATTGTAGATCCATTGAAGGTTACAAAAAGCGCTTTAGAAAACGCTGTGAGCGTTTCTACGACACTTTTAGGAACTCAGTGTATAATTTATAACGTTAGACAAAAATGAGAGCTGTAAACAAATATATTATCATAGACCAGATCGTGGAGGAGGTTAAGGCCTCCTCTGGTTTGATTTTGTCAGCGGTTGAGACAGACGAGATGCGTTACGGTAAGGGCACAATTGTGTCTACCGGCAACGAAGTAATTGCGGTTAGTGTTGGACAGACTATATACTTCGATAAAAGGGCTGGGCATCAAGTCCGACTTGAAGGAAAGGTATATGGGATAATTAAAGAGTCGGACGTGGTCGTTGTTCTGGAGGAGTCGGATCTTCGTGCATAATTTTATTTGCACGAGCCATAACTCTATTACTAAACATTTTTTTATCAGTGAAGGCAATATCTTTTTTACCTTCTAGAATCTTATAGATAGTGTCGCATATTCTCTTCCCTTTATTGGAGATGACGAATAGACCGGCACTATTTTTATAGTTATCACGCCACTTGACAATATATCCCATCTGCAAAAATCTTCCGAACCTGCGGCTGTCAAATGCGAATGATTGGTCAAACTTATTAAAATAATCCCATCTAAAGGGTCTCTCGCTATATATGTATAGCAGCATGTCGATGTCACGCTCGTTAATACTGTGCTCCCTTTTTACGTAGTAACGCACTAACCTCCAATACTTTAGGTAATTATACTTAATGTCTGTAATACGTGCCGGACCTAATGGGTCGTTACTTAGGGCTTTCTTTTTTGCGATTCTTGCCTCGCAACGTTTGATTGAAACTTGATTCATATTCTTATCACAAATATAGATTATATTTGCGACAAAATGGAAGGCTTAGGAGACACAATAGCAATGATACTCAAGGCTACGGGAGTAGAAACCGTTGTCAAAGCAGTTGCTGGAGATGAATGTGGATGCAAGGCTAGACAAGAAAAATTAAACAAATTATTCCCATATGGCAAAAGCAAAGAAGCAGACGGAGTCGAGCAAGAAGTTCACTCTGAAGCCAAAGTCTAAGAGACCTGGCGTTCACAGCAAAAACAACAAGCCTGATAAACGCTATAGGGGTCAGGGAAGATAATGGCTAAAGACAATCCAATACCAAAGACAACTAGGGGTAAGGGTGCGAATTACTTACCAGCTAGTAAAGGTGCCGGCATGACATCAAAGGGTGTTGCTGCGTACCGCAAAGCAAACCCAGGCAGCAAACTGAAAACAGCTGTGGTGGGCAAGGTAAAAGAGGGAAGCGCTGACGCAAAGAGACGTACATCATTCTGTGCTCGTAGTGCTGGCCAGATGAAAATGTTTCCCAATGCTGCTGCCGATCCAAACTCTAGACTTAGGCAGGCTAGAAAAAGATGGAAATGTTAAAGTAAATTAATTATCTTTGTAGAAAATAAATAAACACTTATGAGTTATCAAAGGTTACAAGTTAGTAGGGCTGCGACTGTTACAAAGTCCGACACAGTCGATATACCATCAATTAATGGTGGAACAGACAACAGAGGTCCTGTATTATATATTGGCGGAGCTGGAAACGTAAGAGTTCTTACTGAAGGTGGCGATGATGTTATATTTTATGGCGTATCGGCTGGGCAGTTTTTGCCAGTCCATGTCCTTAGAGTATTTTCAACAGACACATCAGCAACGAATATCGTAGCTCTTTGGTAATATGATTGCAATATCAAATGCAATATCAATTGGCCTAAATAGGCTAGGTGGAGGAGGTCCGGGACCTGGTCCAGATCCAGACGCACAAGCATTCTTTGATAGAGTTGCTGCCGCTGGAGGAGTGCTTACTGAAGCTGAAACAACTGCGGTTAATCAGCTGGTATTGAACATGAAAGACAATGGAACTTGGACTGCTATGAAAGCCATTTACCCAATGGTAGGGTCAAGTGCAGCAGCGTGTGCTCAGAACTTAAAGTCTTCAAGTTTTACGGGTACGTTTAGTTCGGGTTGGACTTTTGCTTCAACTGGTGCAACTCCAAACGGAACGAGTGCGTTTATGGATACTACATTAACTCCAAGTGTTTCATTATCGGCTAACAATATACATTTATCTTATTATTCAAGAACTAATTCAGCAGTTGCAAATTCTACCTCAATAGGTTCAGATATAGCACCAACATCGCCACTAGAATATTGTAGATTGACTATTAGAAGAACTGGAGATGTAGCGTATAATTTAATTGGGAATACTACTATAGGGTTATCTCAGTATGTCGTTACAGATTCAAGAGGTTTATTTATAGCAAATGCACCTAATTCATCTACTAGAAAATTTTATCAAAATAATACACAACTTACGCCAACTTCGCAAACTGCATTAGGTACTAACGGATTATCTACAAGAACAATTTATCTTTCAGCTAACCACACTAATATTGCTAGTGAATTTGATAATAAAGAATGTGCCTTTGCATCAATCGGTGATGGCTTAACAGACACTCAAGCATCTAACTTCTACACATCAGTACAAATATTCAACCAAACTTTAAACCGTCAAGTAGGCGCACAAATAGTAAGCGACGCAGACGCTCAAGCATACATCAATCGTGTTTACACGGCTGGTGGGACGTTAACAAACACCGAAGCAAACGCAGTTAATCAATTAGTTATTGATATGAAATCGGCTAACGTATGGACTGCTATGAAGGCAGTTTACCCTATGGTTGGTAGTTCAGCAGCAGCGTGTGCTCAGAATTTAAAGAGTAGTAGTTTTACGGGTACGTTTACAAGTGGGTGGACGTTTGCAAGTACGGGGGCTACACCTAATGGTACAAGTGCTTATATGGATACTGGATTTATACCAAATGTAAATAGTTCTTTAAATAATGCACATTTAAGTTATTATAGTAGAACTCAATTGACGGGGGGAAGTAAAATAGATATTGGTTCTACTGGAGGTTCAACTTCTGAATATTATTTAACTTATGATGGGTTTGGTGGAACTTATATTGGTATGCACGGAGCTTTCATTAATTTAACAACATTAACAACTACGACTAAATTTTTTCTTGGTTCAAGAATTTCATCTACACAAGTTAAAGCATATTATGCAGGTTCACTATGGCAAACAATAACACAAAATTCTGGGTCATTAAATACAAGAAGTGTTTATGTTGGTGCGTTTAATGGGGCAACGCCATATTATTCAAATAGACAATGTGCATTTGCATCAATCGGGGACGGCTTAACCGACACTCAAGCATCTAACTTTTACACATCAGTACAAACTTTTCAAACATCACTTTCAAGAAACGTATAATGATAGGATACATTTTAACAACCGAACAATATGACCAAGTACAAGGTCAATTTTACTCACCTTATGAGTTTTTCAACTGCGTACAAGACATTAACGATGTATGGTTTTTGTTTTTATCAGACCAAGACAAATCACAAATTGAAGGTACTGAGTGGGAGTGGATTTTAGCGCTACCAACCGGTGAATACATCCCTAAACCAGCACCACCATTCCCAGGATAATGCCTAAGAACAAGATAGTCGGAAAGAACACCAGAGCCAGTAGCACAAAAGCTACCGGTAGGGACTATTCATACGACAAGAAGTACCAGGCAACTCCAGAGAAAAAGAAGTACAGGTCCGAGCTGAACCAAGAAGCGAAGGACAGGGGCATCTACGGGAAGCGTACTGCTATGGGAAAAGATTTAAGCCATAAGAAGGACGGGGGGGTTGTGCTCGAAAAGTCGAAGGTAAATCGTGCCAGGAATTCTCACAACGGTAAGTCTAGCCTAAAGTAAAAACGGCTATCTTTGTGTAATGTTCCATAGGCCTCCGAAGAAATACAGTGAATACCTTGTAAATGTAGAACAGTCTATCGACTGGATCCTCAAGACCCTATGGAAGCTAAAGAAGGGGGAGTTTGCTCAAAACCTACAAGAGGTTACAGACGAGGGCAATACCACAACGAACATAATTGATACAGCCGGCACAAAGTCTGATTATTTTCAGCTAGATACAGCTGCAACACCTACTTTATTGCCCGGGATGTTTGGGTGGAACGATGCAGACGGCACAGCCAACTTAAGATTAAAAGGAAACAATGTTACACTTCAAGTAGGACAAGAAACAGTAGCTCGTGTTGTAAATAAGACAGGGGCCGACTTGCTCGAGTCTCAGTATAAGGTAGTAAGGGTAAGGATTGCCTCAGAGGGAGGATCACAGGGTCAAAGACTGGCTGTGGTTTTGGCTCAAGGTGATAACGATCCGGACTCAGCAACCACACTAGGTATTGTAACAGAAACCATAGCGAATAACCAAGAGGGTTTTATTACTGTTTTTGGAAACGTTAACGGAATAAACACAACGGGTTCTCTTCAAGGAGAGACTTGGGTAGACGGAGATGTTTTATATCTGAGCCCCACAACGTCCGGGTCTCTTACAAAAGTAAAACCAATAGCGCCTCAGCATACAATTATCGTGGGATATGTTTTATATGCCCACAACAATCAAGGTAAGATATTTGTAAAGGTAGACAACGGGTACGAGCTAGACGAGCTACATAACGTAAGGATAACTAGTGTTGCAAATAGCGACCTATTACAGTACGACTCTTCGCTTCAGGTTTGGAAAAACGTGGCGGCATCTATTGTTGTTCCAACCCCTACCCTAGCACAAGTTACAACGGCTGGGAATACCACAACGAATGCAATAACGGTTGGGGGTTTGACAGTAGATACAAATACTCTTTTTGTAGATGCTACAAATAATAGAGTAGGAATTGGTACGACAAGTCCAACTAGTCCATTATTTATCTATACAAATAATACTAGTGCAACAATAGGTAATAATAATGCATTTGTAATCCACAACAATAACCCTAACTGGGCAGTATCGGGTGTAAATAACTTAACAGAGTTATTTTTTAGTGATGCTGGGCAAGGATCTGGAACAAGTAACGGATTAGATTTAGGTCACAGGTATGCTGGAATATCTGCGTTTATTACAGGTTGGAATAGTTTAAATTCAGCGGGTGGTTTAAATTTTGTAACTAAAGATACAACAGGTGGATCTTTAAGCACTAAACTACAAATTAAGCCAAACGGCAACGTCTTAATAGGCACAACCACAGATGCTGGGTATAAACTATATGTGGACGGGACCGCTGGCTTTTCTAATGCCGTCACTTTTCTAAATTTTGCATATTTTAACTATGGTGCTCTACAAATTGGTTTAAATCAAATTATTAGTACAAACGATGGGGCAAACAGAGTTGGTTTTGGTGCTGGTAATGGGGTAAGAGTTGGCTCAGTTGCAGCCGCAATACAAAACACGAACTCAACAATAGTATGGCTTGGTCGTTCTAACCTACAAAATCAAACTCACACGTCTGGGAATATAAATTCAGTTAATGTAGATATGAATTTTAACCCGACATCTGGAACAGGGACGGTTAACTTATTAAACATTATACCAATAATCAATCAAACGGGTGGTGCGAATGGAATCACAAGGGGTTTATATATTAATCCTACACTTACAGCCGCTGCGGATTTTAGGGCTATTGAAACGACTGCTGGGAAAGTAGTGTTTAATGGTGGTAACGTTGGAATTGGAACGAGCGCACCAATTGATTTGTTGCATATAGAAAAAAATCAAAATTCTTTTACAAGTATAGTTCTTTTAAATCAGGATACAAATTCTTTATCAAGAACAGGATTAAATATATCTAATGGCTTACAAGCATTAGAAATTTTCCAAAGTAGAGGATATGCAGTTAAAATTATTGGTGCTTCCGAAGCAGGTATTTATAGCACAGGCGTAAATATTGGCATAATGACTAATGGTGCGTCATCAATACTAAAATTTGCAGCAGGTGGTTCTTCCACTTCTCAAATGACACTATTCTCAAATGGCAATTTGGGAATTGGGGTAGGCACAACAGACGCTGGGTATAAATTAGATGTGAATGGTACTGCGAGGGTAAAGGGAACAGGTACTACATCTGCAACTACTTCATTTTTGGTACAAAATAGTGCTGGCGATCAAATAGGTTCTTTTAGAGATGATGGTCAAGTGGTTATCGGAAAAACCGCTGGAGCGTATATAATTGCTGGAAATCTATCAAATTTTTATAATACATCTGCGGGATATGGTCATGTATTTAGGGTTGCTGGAGGGGAGGTTGTTCGTATAGAGGGAACTGGTAGTGTTGGTATTGGAACAACAACCCCTACAGCTAAACTTCAAGTTGCAGGCTCAATCACAGCAGCCTCACTAATTGCACAAGGAGTATACTTCAATAACACTTTAGTAGCAGCAGCAAACAATGACGTATTAGTAGGACTAGACATCAATCCTACCTTTACTAATGGTGCGTTTACGGGGGTTAGTAATTATGCCGCTAGAATACAAGGCAATACATTATTAGGTACAGGAGCATTTACATACGGTAATACAAATTCAACTGGGGGAAAATTAACAATTGTTAACACTAGTGGGTATAATGGATTGGTAATTTCTCATGGAGTAGGAAGTTATCAGCTTACAATAAATACAACCTATAGTGATACTATTGGAGTTAAATTTTCTTGGAATGATGGTATAAACAATCCATTTCTTCAGCACGCAAATAACATAGGTACTGTTCTTGGAACTACTAACCAAACAGTAACCTTAAAAGGAAATAATACAATCTTAGGATATGCTGTATCGTACGGAACATATGCTGAAGGTATGAGGGTAGCAGTAACTACAGGTAACGTATTAATTAATACAACCACAGACGCAGGATATAAGTTAGATGTTAATGGTACAACTCGTTTTATCGGAGTGTCTTTAATTCGTGAATCAAGCGCAACATCTGTAGGATTAGATTTTACTCCTGGTAACTTGCCAAACATAAAAATTACTGGAAATCTTGGAAGTACTTTTTTAAGTGGAAGAGGTAAAGGTATAGGTGTTTTTAATGTAGCTACCGATCCAACTGCAAAATTTCAAGTTGGCGGAATTTATGCGGCAAGTTCTGCACTTGCAAAAGGTTTATTTGTAAACACTGAATTACAAGCTGCTGCAAACAACGATGTATTAGTGGGGTTAGATATACAACCTGCCTTTACAAATGGTGCGTTTACGGGTGTGAGCAATGTTGCGTTGCGTGTAAAGGGTGCAGGCACAACGTCCGCAACAACTGCCTTATTAGTGCAAAACTCAACCCCTGCTAATATATTCACTGTTTCAGACGATGGAAGTGCACTTTTTGATTTAATAACCTCTGGTTCAGCAGTAGTTATTAGAAGAGCAGCTACTCCAACAAGTAGAGTAATACAACTTTTATCTAGTGGAGGCGCTAGATTTTATACATATGATGGAGAAGCGGCCCCGAATGCAAATGGTGACGATGGTGCCTGGTTGTTTAAGGGTAGGCACAGAAGAGGAGCTAATAGTGGAATAGCATCTGCTTTTAGAATAGAACCATTTTTTGCACAAGAGCAATTTGATACTATACAATTAAATTCTATTCATATAGTACCCACTATACACGTATCGGGTACAGCAACAAATGTAACAGTTAGGGGAATATACTATAACCCAACTATTGTATCTCTTACTGGTGTTACTGCTCATAGGGCAATAGAAACAACCAGCGGTAATATAGTATTTAATGGAGGCAACGTCCTTATTGGCACAACCACAGACGCTGGACAAAAACTACAAGTTATCGGTAGCGTATTTATTAAAGGGACAGATTCTTTATCGTCAACAAAAGTATTCGAAGTTCAGAACGGAGCAGGTGCGTCTATTATGGACTTTAGAAACGCCACTTATGCCTTTTTTGGATGTGGTCAAGGTGGTGGATCAAACTCAGGGTTTATCTTTAACTACTCAAACACATCCTATACTCAGTTCTCTGGTTATAACTATGGGGCAGGTGCCGGATCATATAAGCCTATTCTAATGGATACGGACACAGGTGGACGTAACCAAGGTATCTTCGTTAACTTTGGAGTAACCACAAACACTCCACCTAACTCAGATACAGAGTTTGGTGTATTGGGAAGAACATCGGATTCCACTACTTATATCTCTAGATTTAGAAACTCGGGAAATACAGATAAATTTGCTATTCGTGCAGATGGTGCTTTGTTTACAAATACCCTACAGGGGTACTCAGGAACCTTAAACATTCCAACAAATCCTCCAGGCAGCACAAATATAACAATCACTAATGGTCTTATAACAAATATTGCATAATTTTATTATCTTTGTAACATGATCAAGATTCAACCAGAAATAGTTCCAACCAAAGGAACGGGAATTTACTTTAATTTATTAGCTTTAAACTTCCCAATGAACCCAACAAGCGTTAGCTTTTATTGGCAGTTATTCACAGAGGAAACAGTAGACGAAAAGACTGGTTCTGGTGTATGCATTCTTGACGGAAACCTAACAATGGATCAGCAGGTATACTCTCAGTGGGGAGAAGACGATGACTATTGTTATGATTGGGCATTAAACGAATTAGGATTTACGAAAATATGAAAATACAATTAAATAAAAATCTTGTAGGTTTAGACGGACAAGAGATCGAAAACTCCCACATGGGTAAATTAGTAGCTAGTACACTAGCAGGTGCAAACAAAGGCGATGCGGCTAAGTTTTGGCATTGGAGCACAAAGTTCTATGCCGGAGAAGAAGTAGAGTTAGACCCTAGCGATTCAGAAACATTGAGAAACTTTATTAGGGACTCAGAGCAATTAACAATCTTAAGCAAGGCTCAGATCTTACAGCAGCTATGACCCTTCCTGTCGTTTTATCTTAACGCGATTTATGGATATTCAGAAACAACACAAAAATGACAAAATTCAACGACACGGCAGCCGACAGCAGCAGCATCATTTCAGTAGTGAGTGCAGTAGCATCCATTAGCACAACAGCTCAACCAATCATTTCGGCATTCGCTGGATTAGTAGCAATCATTTCAGGCCTATTTGCCATTCGATACTACATCAAGAAAACAAATAGACTATGAAAATATTTGAAATGTTTAAGGGAGACAAAGGCGCTTACAGTAGTAAGCGAGTTGTTGGCATCCTGGGATCCATCGCATTAATTTGCGCAATGCTTTACTATCATTCAGACAAGTTAATAGAAAGTGTTGAATGGGTAACTATCTTAGCTCTTGGGTTTACGTCGGTAGATAAGTTTGGAAACAAGAATTAAAACAAGTATATTTGTAAGACGAAGTGGTAGGTAAAAAATAAACAAAATCCCCGAAAGGGGGTTTTTTATTAAACACATACAAATGAAATACATACTGATAATAGTCCTATTGTGTTCTTGCTCTGCTCAGTGGCACCTAGATAGAGCAAAGAAGAAGGATCCGTCTTTGTTTACAAAAATGGACACTACTTACATTCACGACACTACCGTGTATACGAAGACATACACGCATGAGGATACATTCTCATATGTAGAGCACGATACAATCACGTATGAAGATACGGTGATGAAGATTAAGTTTGTTGTGAGAGATAGAAAGATATACATGAAGGCTGAAGTAAAGCCAGATACTTTAAGAATAAGAACCCACACCAGAGTTCAATATGAAAAGGTAACAATTAAAAAAGACTGCTATTGGTATATTGTAATTTTATTCGTACTTTTGTGCCTGTCAATTTACTATAATATAAGAAAATGAATAAAATCAAAGAAGACCAATTAAGTAAGTTAGTGTGCTTGAATCAAGATTTAATGCACTTAAAAAACTCTATTGCAGACACAGAGATTCAGATATCTAGAGCAAAAGCGCAAATGAGTAGCGCAGAGTTAGCTAAGATAGACTTTATTTCTAGAATTGAGAATTGCGCAAAAGAGTTAACTGACTTTCAACAAGAATTATCTACAGAGTACGGAAACGTAGTTATAGACTTAAAAACAGGAGAATACAAAAATGGCTAAGATTGAAACATACGCACTAGACACAAACCTTACAGGAGCAGAAAAAGTTTTAGCTTCTGACGCATCTACAAACGAAACAGTAAACATACTTGTTAGCGCTGTTAAAGACTATACGCATAAAAACGCATATACTGTTGCAAACGAAGCAGCTAGACTTGCGTTAACCGTTAGTCCAGGGGCTCAAGTATTTCAGTTAGATACGGGGTCATTGTATATCAAGAAGACTGCTTCCTGGGTATTAATTGTATGATAATCAGAAAGATATCCGTAGGCGCTGACTACAAGTCTGCAATGAATTACATTGTAGGCCAGTCTGTTCTTAACGGCAGCCACGTGATTCATCATATCTCTGGAAGCGATGATGGATCCTTTCTTGTGTATATTGAGAAGGAGAAGGAAATTATTATGTGGAAGAAGTTCTCTACTAATATGCCTGTTTCTGTAGAATTTAACATAGACTTTATTTAATATGATATCGCCGTTCTACTTTATTGTAGAACCTGTTGGCGGAAAGAGTTATGACAACATAAGGGACAATGGCCTTATTGTAAGTTCTTCTAAAGAAGATCATAAAGCTACCAATAGGTTTGCATTAGTTATTAATACGCCAATAGGCTATACTGGACCAGTTAGCATAGGCGACACTGTCGTTGTACATCACAATGTATTCAGGACATACTTTGATATGAAGGGAAAGGAAAAGAAAAGTTTTTCTCATATAAAAGACAATATATATTATTTAGAGTTAGATCAATTTTATTTATACAAGAGTAATGGCGGAGAGTGGAACGCAAATCCTCCATACTGTTTTGTTAGACCACTAAACAAAGAACAGATGTCTCAGATTGAAGAGGCTGGCATAAAAGAGGCTCTAACAGGAGAGATTGTATACTCTAATTGCTTTGACAGAGGCTCTATTATTTCATTCCAGCCAGACAGCGAGTATGAGTTTAAGATAGACGGAGAAAAGTTGTACAGAATGTTTGACAAAAATATTTGCATTGAACTATGACAACAGAAGAAACTAAACTAGAAATTATTAAGGCGGCTGAATTAGCAATCAAGGAATTGATCAGAGTTGCTAAAGAACAGATACTTACCGGGGAGGATGGAGACATATCTGCCGATAAGTTAAAGAACGCCGCAGCTACTAAGAAGTTAGCTATATTTGATGCATTCGAGATCTTAACGAGAATAGAAGAAGAGCGAAACATAATTACTGGCAACATCCAGGTCCAAGAGAAAAAGGGTGGATTTGCTGAAAGAAGGGGTAAATAATGTTATATACGATTGAGAAAGATATCATTAGTAAAAAAAGAATTGAGAAGTCAAACGTCTCAAAGAAGTGGGAATATGGATACAATGAAGAGTTCGATATTGTCATTATATCTAAAGATGGAACCATTGGCGACATATATAATATTAATGGTGTTAAGGTAGCTCTTCCAAGGGTTTCTGAGGACGTAGCGAACACCAGCAACAGATGGAAGTATACGCCATACCCAAAGGAACTTCAAAGAATAAAAACAATATTTGACTGGGACCGAACAGACAACAAGTTTAAATCAACGTGGGATGACTACATAGACCAAGAGTTCAACCGAAGGGAGAGCGGATACTGGTTTATGAACAATGGTGGCCCAACATATATTACCGGCACACACTACATGTACCTACAGTGGTCAAAGATAGACATTGGTCTACCTGACTTCCGTGAGAGTAATAGAATATTCTTCTTGTTTTGGGAGGCCTGCCGTGCAGACGACAGGTGTTTTGGAATGTGTTACCTAAAGAATAGACGTTCTGGTTTCTCATTTATGAGTAGCGCCGAGATGGTCAATCAGGCAACAATTAGTAAGGATTCCAGGTTTGGTATATTATCAAAGACGGGTGATGATGCAAAAAAGATGTTTACAGACAAGGTCGTGAACATATCTATAAACTACCCATTTTTCTTTAAGCCCATACAGGATGGTATGGACAAGCCGAAAACAGAATTGGCCTATAGGGTGCCTGCATCTAAGTTTACCAGAAAGAGTATTGCAAAAGCCGAGGAAGATCACCTAGAGGGCCTTAATACCACAATTGACTGGAAGAACACTGGAGACAATAGTTATGACGGTGAGAAGTTAAAGATGCTTATCCAGGACGAATCTGGTAAGTGGTTGGCCCCAAACAACATACAACACAACTGGCGTGTAACTAAGACATGTTTAAGACTTGGTAGCAGGATCGTTGGTAAGTGTATGATGGGATCTACATCAAACGCATTAGATAAAGGTGGTTCAAATTTTAAGAAACTATATGAAGACTCGGACCCAACCAAGAGGAACGACAACGGGCAGACAAAGTCTGGTCTTTATTCTTTATTCATTCCTATGGAGTGGAGCTTCGAGGGATATATTGACGAGTATGGATTTCCTGTGCTTGATACGCCAGCTAGGCCAATAAAAGGCATCGACGGTGGATGGATTAAGATAGGTGTTATAGAGTACTGGAACAACGAGGTAGCTGCCAAGAAATCAGATCCAGATGACCTTAATGAATTTTATAGACAGTATCCAAGAACAGAGTCACATGCATTCAGAGATGAGAGCAAGTCTTCATTGTTTAACCTTACTAAAATATACCAGCAGATAGACTACAACGAGTCCTTAATAAAGGACAGGGTGTTGACACGTGGATATTTCCATTGGAAGGATGGTAATAAAGACACAGAGGTCGTGTGGACCCCGGACAGAAAAGGCAGGTTCTTGATATCATGGATACCAGACATGGGCTTAAGAAATAGGGTAAACAAAAGAAACGGTCTATTCTACCCAGGCAATGAACACGTAGGATCGTTTGGCTGTGACCCATATGATATATCAGGAGTTGTTGGCGGTGGCGGATCTAACGGATCTCTCCACGGTATGACTAAGTTTAACATGGAGAGCGCACCAAGCAACGAGTTCTTCTTAGAGTATGTTGCCAGACCACAGACGGCAGAGATATTCTTCGAGGAGGTATTGATGGCATGTGTGTTTTATGGTATGCCGGTACTAGCGGAAAATAATAAACCAAGGCTTCTATATCACTTTAAGAATAGAGGCTACAGGAACTTTGCAATGAATAGACCAGATAAACACATTAGCAAGCTCTCTAAGACAGAAAAAGAACTAGGGGGGATACCTAACTCATCTGAGGACATAAAACAGTCTCACGCGTCAGCTATTGAGACATACGTTGAAAAACACGTAGGCATGGACATGGAGGGAACATATAGGGATTCTGACGAGATGGGTTCAATGTACTTCACGAGGACACTTGAGGACTGGGCAAGGTTTGATATTAACAACAGAACAAAGTTTGACGCAACAATTAGTAGTGGACTGGCAATCATGGCAAATCAAAAGCATGTTTACGTTCCAGAGAAAAAAGAATCAAAAATAAGCGTTAAATTTGCGAGATACCAGAATGAAGGTTACAATAGTAGAATAATCGACAAATGATAGACAAAACAGCATCGGACCTAATAAGTCCAACAACATTCCCAAGTCAGTTAGCTACAGACGCGGAAAAGGCGTCTCCGGATTACGGTCTTAGAGTTGGACGTGCCATATCATATGAGTGGTTCAGAAGAGACACGAATAGCTGTAGATTTTATAGTCAATGGATAGAGTTTCATAAGTTAAGACTATATGCTAGAGGTGAACAACCCGTTCAAAAATACAAAGACGAACTAGCTATTGATGGTGACTTATCTTACTTAAATCTTAACTGGGAACCAGTTCCTATTATCCCTAAATTTGTTGATATCGTTGTCAACGGAATGTCTGATAGATTATTTTCTATTAAGGCGTTTGCACAAGACCAATTAGCTACAGACAAGAGATCATCTTTCAAAGAGACTATCGAGAAAGACATGGTCGCTAGAGATATATTAAATCAAACTCAAGAACAATTTGGCATCAACGCTTTTAACGTAGATCCAGGTAAGTTGCCTGAGACAGATAAAGAACTTGACCTGCATATGCAGATCGAGTATAAGCCAGGTATTGAGATTGCGGAAGAAGAAGCAATCAACACCATACTTGAGCAAAATAGATATTCAGATATTAAGAAAAGAATCGAGTACGACATGATGACATTGGGTGTTGGTATGGTTAAACATAACTTCCTACCTGGAGCCGGCATTAAAGTTGACTACGTAGATCCTGCGTCTGTTGTGTATTCTTACACAGAGTCTCCAACATTTGAGGACTGCTTCTATTTTGGAGAAATCAAGCAGGTGCACATCTCTGAAATTATCAAAATTGATCCAAACATTACAAAAGAAGACTTAGATAAAATATCTAAACTTAGTAGCCTTTGGTTCACTCAGTACAATGTTATTAGACCTTACAGAAATACTTTATTTGATCGTGACGTGGTTAGTCTTTTATACTTTAATTATAAAACCGACAAAAGCTTTGTTTTCAAGAAAAAATTCTTAGACAATGGCGGAACGAGAATAATCAGAAAAGACGACACATTTAACCCACCTCAGGGAACAGAAGAAAGATTTGAGAGAGTAGAGAAGAGAATCGACGTATGGTACGAGGGTGTCATGGTGTTGGGCTCTAGTTACTTACTCAAATGGGAGCTAAGTAAAAACATGGTCAGACCTAAGTCGGCGACGCAGTATGCGTTACCTAACTATGTAGCCATGGCTCCAAGAATGTATAAAGGAGTGATTGAATCTTTGACTAGACGTATGATTACGTTTGCTGACTTAATTCAAATCACCCACTTAAAACTACAGCAAGTTATTGCGAGAGTAGTGCCAGATGGTGTATACATTGACGCCGATGGTATGAACGAGGTTGATCTTGGAAATGGCGCAGCTTACAATCCAGAAGACGCTCTTAAGTTATACTTCCAAACAGGTAGTGTAATTGGTCGTTCTTACAACCAAGACGGAGAATACAACCAAGGAAAAGTACCTATTCAAGAGTTAAACTCTAATAGCGGACAAGGAAAGATCTCAGCGTTGATTAACTCATACAACCATTACTTGAGTATGATTAGAGACGTAACTGGCTTAAATGAAGCGAGAGATGGATCTATGCCAGATCCAAGATCTCTAGTAGGTGTTCAAAAACTAGCTGCGTTGAATTCAAACACAGCAACAAGACATATTTTAGATGGTACATTATTTATTACTAAGAGACTTGCAGAGGCGCTATCTTGTCGTATATCTGACGTTCTTG